CGCTCTGGAGTTTCTGCTCGATCTTCATCAACTCAGACTCATACTGAGATGAGAAGCCCTCAGCGGCCTGCTTGATGGCATCGGACGTTGGAAAGAACCTATCAGTGCTCATGTCGCTGCCGAGGTCTTGGCCTCTAGCGACTTCTCGAACCTGAGACATGGCGTCCTCGACGCTCTTCCGCATCTCTTCGGCAGACTGCTGCATCTGCTCAGGGGACAGGACATCGGCGAGCCTTAGATTCTCCTGAAGACTCTTCCGGACTCTCGCAGACTCCTTCTCGAACTTGGCAGGGTCGATGGTGCCGTCGGCGAGACGCTGCTGAAGTTTGTCGAAGTCTGCGCGAGCAGCCAAGAACGCTTTGCGGCCCTTTTCGCCGAACTTGGCGGCTTCGATAGACAGAGACGTCATCTCGTTTCTGGCGTTAGAAACTGTCGAAGTCAGAGACTTGACGTCCTCTGGCTTCATCGCAGACTTGTCGCCAATAGCAGCGCTTGCCGCGCGGTTTGCGCCGCGAGTCTCTACGATCTTGTCAACGCTCGAAGTGGCGGCGTCGATCTTCTCTGGGCCTTTTACGCCCATGACTGCCTTCTTGATGTTCGCCCAGATGCCAGACAGGAAGCCAGCGATCAAGTTGAGCATCCCCACGAATACATTCTTAATCGCTTCGGCAACGGCAGACGCCGCGTCGTAAAGTCCTTTGAACGTGAAGAGTTTTCCGACGTTTGCCCCGAAGTTCTCGAACCACGAATAGAGTTTGTCCATGTTGCTGATCACGGCGAGGATCACAACGATGATTGCCGCGAGTCCCAGCGTTCCGATAATCCACGCTGCGGCCATCGCGTACCCGGTGGCGGTGCTCGACACGGTCACTGCCGCATTGCCAAAGATGATTCCAGCCACGTAGCCGAGGAAGTTCTGCAAGCCGAGCGCGAGCGCAGTGACGCTTCTGACAGCAATCTGCTTGATGAAGTTTGACCCGAGCATGATGAGGTCAAACGTGACTAACTTGATCGCAGTTCTTATTGCAGTAAATGCTGCCTGCGCTGCCTGCATCGAGAACATACTCTTGATGAACGACAGTGCCATCTTTCCGGCTTCGATCTTAAACGTCTGCATCACGGCAGACACTAGACCTGCAATCACCATCACTTCGGCAAGCGTCTTTGCGGCGAACACAACCCTATTGAACATCTCCGCGCTTTCGTCGATCGCCTCCGTGCTTTCTTGGAATGCCGGGGTAATCGAGTCGGCAAACGCTGACGCAACTGTCTGAGCAACGCTGACAACTTCTTCGAGTTTCTCAAGAAAATACTTGATTGCAGTGCCTAACTCAGTCCAAGCGTTCGCCACACCCTGAGCGTCGGTGAAGGCAACGAACACAGTAGTCACGACGCCAACCATGCGAAGCAGGATGTTTATCACCCTGCCGATGACCTCCATGAAGACTTGCATCGGAACAAATGCGGCACCCATCATCGTTCTGATTGGACCCATAGCGGCAACGACGCCACCCTTGAGGTCTGCCATCAAGTTGTTCCATCCAGTCTGAAGTGGAGCAAACGTAGCGAGCATAGTCCTACTCAGCGCCTTGCTGGCGGCTGACACCCTGTCGAACGATGCCTCAGCGTTGATCAGCCTGCCGAAGTCGATCTTGCTAGTTGCAAGCCCGAGCCTATCCGTGTCGCTCTTGGCTTCCTTGAGCCCCCTAAGCGCGGGCAGAATGTTGACTGCCTGCTTGCCGAATAGGTCGAACGCCACGGCGGCACGGTCGGCGGCATCCGGAAGTTTGAGCAACTCCTCGGCGACCTTTCCAAACATCGCGTTCGGGTCTTCTTTTCTCAGGTCGTTGATCGAAATACCAAGTCTGTCGAACGCAAACTTGGCCTCCATCACAGACTCTGTGTTGAGTTGTCCGATGCGGACCTTGCTGACGTTTGTCAGGAACGCCTGCGACGCCTTCGCAAGTTGTCCCATCCCAACACGTGCAGACTCGGCGGCATACGCCAAGACTTCCATCTCGCGAGTCGTGGCGTCGAACCTGTCAGCCATCTGCTCGATGGACTGAGCATGGACTGAGAGTTCTTCGAGTTGGTGCGAGAACTTTCCGGTCGCGACACCGGCAAGACTCATCAGAGGCCCGACGCTCGACAGAGCGCTGCCGATTGTTGGGAGCGACGTCGCAACTCCAGACGCTCTGTCTGTCAGCGACTTGAACGCATCGGATAGGGCGCCGACGACCACTTTCCCGGCCGGGAGCGCCTGAAACGCTGCTGATACGGAAGACTTGAAGACGCCAAGTCTCGCCGAGACTTCTGAGAAGGTCGGACCCACAGCCCTGACTGTGGCTGCAAAAGCAGAATACGTGTCTCGGCCAATCTTCGTCGTCGCGTTCACTCCGACAATGGAAGCGCTGAAATCATAGATTGACTTTCCAGCAGCCTCAACTGCGCCTTGCAGTGCTCGAAATGCGGCAGAGGACTGAAGTTGTCCGTTGACGCCTCTCGCGATGGCGCCAATGAATCCGTCGCCAGCCGTCCTTGCTCGCGTGAAGCCAGCGATCAGAGGATCAAAGAACTGGCTCGCGCCGGTTGCCTTGAACACTGAACCGATGCCAGACATCGCGTTGCGAAAGAGCGATATCGACAGCAACTGATCAGTAATGCCTCTGTCAAACGCTGCGAAGTATGAGCCTCCTGCCGCTGTCGCGCGCGTAAAACCGGCAATGAATGGAGCGAACGCGCTGCCGAGAGACTGTGCTGCCGATCTAACGATGCCAATCGAGTTTGCAAGTCCGCTCAGGCCGCGAATAAGCGACGCGGCGTAGCCGTCTCCAGCCTCTCTTGCTCTAGTGAATCCAGTCACAAGGGGAGTGAAGAATCCAGTCGCAGATGACTTCGCGGTAGCAAAGACTTGCGAGAGCACGTTCTGTATCCGTACAAGTGCTCGTTGCCTATCTACTGCTGCGGTCGAAGTTGCTGAGACTTCTCGCATTCCTTCGCTGTACGTCTTTGTGAATGCGACGACTGCGGCGAGAGGGCTTGCCTGTGACGTCAACGCAGTCTTCAGGAGGGTTGCTGCGGAAGCGGCAAGTCTCGACTCTCCCTCTGCGCTTGCTGCGGCGAGCGCTATGCCTGCCAGCCCTCTTATCGCTGCCTTGAGTTTTGGATCGAGATTCTCTGTCGATCGGTTGACGAGCGACATCGCTCCGTTGTAAAGAGTCGCTGTTACTGCCGCGCTAGCAAACGCTGCGCCGCCAGCAGACAGTGCGTCAGATAGGCTCTCTTGGTTCTGAGACTCGCCAGCGATGCCAGCAAGTGCTTTTCCGATGTTCTTGACGCTCTTTGACGCTCCGGCGGCTGACACACTGCTGGCGTCCCATGCAGACTTAAGACCAAACGCCAGAACTACGCCCTCGCGAAGGCCGTTCGCAGATGTGCTGGCAGACGACAGCGACTTCGCAAAGTCGCTTACGCTTGTCGCAGAGAGCGAGTACGCGTTGGTGAGTTGCTTTCCGAACTCGATCGCTTCGGAAACGCCATTCGTCGTTGCGACGATCGGTGCGACGATCGTCTTCTTGAGTATCGCAGTTGACTTTCCCGCCTCGATGGACTTCGCAATAACGTCCTTGACGTCAGCAAGGAACGTGACCTTGTTGTCCTTGCCTTTTCCAGTCGCTTTCTTGACCTCATCCGCAACGGTCTCTGGCTTGTCGAGAGATGCCGTGACCTTCACGGAGGCTGAAGTATTCTCGATCTTGTCGGCGGCAGCATCTACTTGTTTTGCATCGACAATCGTCTTGACCTTGATGGTCTTGGACGATCCTTCGATCTTCTCTGAGATGTCGTCTACGCTCTCGCTCAGGCCATCGAGGAGGTCAGAGACCTCTTCGATGCCTGTCTCGAACTCATCGAGAGACGCTGAGAAAGCGACTGTGATGCTGCCGATGGTAGCCAATGCTTAGCCTCCCCCTCCAAAAGCCTTGGAGAGTTCAGCCATCATCTGCTCTGGGCTCTGCGGTGGCTTGCGGTGGCTTGGCATGAGCATCTCTTCTTCGAGATTCTTGCAGCCCCATGCAGTGCATAGAGCCGTAGCGAGACGAGCGACTTGACGCCACTCGTCTCCCCACGGTTCTATTGTCCAGAAAGCCTCCCATTCTGCGAGTTCGGCAGCGTCGACGGTCTCAAGCAGTTCCTTGTGGGAACGGTTGAGTGCGAGAGCCAGCCGAAACTCGAATCGCCGCCTTGGGCGGCTCAGGAGTTTCCCGCGAGTTCCTCGACGTCGTCCTTCGTGAAGCGGTTGTGCTTCATGCAGACGCTGAAAAGGCGGTCCAGAACTGCGGCCGACTTCTCGCCGAGTTGCGGAATCTCCTGCTCAGTGAAGAGCCGATTGCCAGCGTCGTCGCACAGGCACTTCGCGACCATCTTGGCGCGAACCATGTCGACAGACTTCTTGCCGTCGACGAACTCAGCCTCGAAACGATCTCGCTCAGTCCCGGACATGACACGCACCATGACGTCGCCGCCCCACTCTGGGACCGACACGCTGATGAGTTTCTGATCCTTTGCCGCGAGAATCTCAGTCTTACTCAGAATCGCCATGATCAAACCTCTTTGGTAGGGGTTGCTCTATCCATACAAGTGCCTCTGACTACGTGTCAGAGAGCCGAAAAGTGCAGTTCCCCCTCACCAACTCTCCAGCCGACGCCTGCACCGACAACGCCGTGAGAAATGCTTGTACTCCGTTCGGAAAGTTTTCCGCTGGGTTTCCGATGGTCGACGTTCCTCCGGGTCCGATTGTGAAACCTCTTCCAGACCCTGTAATGTTCATCGCATTTTTCAGTCCTATGTGAGTCTCGTTGAATCCTCCGGGTCCGACGAACTCAATGTTGAGTTCTCCGTGATCAATCACAGCGAACTCGATGCTCTTTTTGATCAATCTCCTGTTGCTGTTCTGCTTGTCTTTCAGGACTGCCGACTCCATCGATGTGATATCGATCTCTCCCTGCGCTTGCCTGTTGTACGAGACGCTTGTTGCGATTATCTCCGTGGTTCCCCACTTGATCGAAATGCCGCTGGCGGCTACTGCTTCGGGCCAAGCCATGTCAGTCCACCGAAATCTTGAACGTCGCAGAGCCCTTGATCAAATCTCCGGCCTGTGCGGTGATCGAAAGCCCGGTGCAGAGAGCCTTTGCGACGCCCCATCCCGTCCCAACGAGGCCAGTCCCCGACGCGGAGCCGATGCCACCGAGAGCAATGTCACAGACGCCGTCCGTCGGCGGGATGGTGCCTCCGCTGATCCAGTCCACCTTGAGTTCAAGAGACCTGAGTCCTCCTGCCCTGTACCTCGGCTTTCCCTGTGCTGCCGTGATGTTCAGCGAGGTGACGTTGAACTCGCCTTGATTCTTAGACACAGAGATCGACGTAGCCGTGTAAACGTCGCCGTTGAACGAGAAGATGACGCCCTGTGGTGACTCAAATGCCATTAGTCGACCGATACCTTAAAGGTCGCAGAGCCCTTGATGAGTTCGCCAGCGGACGCCGTAATACTCAGGCCAGTACACATCGCAATCGAGCCGATGTGTCCAAGGCCTGAGCCAAGAGTGAATGCTGCCGTCTGATCCACTGGAGGCATCGTGCTTCCAATCCAGTCGACCTTGATCTCGCAGTTCTCGATGTCGGAGAGCCGATAACGCTTTGGCTGACCAGCAGGAATCTCAGTGCTGGTGACGTCAAACTCGCCAGCGTTGCGAGATACGCTGATTGACGTCGCTGTGTACGTGTCTCCAGCGAATGCGAACGAGATTCCCTGTGCGTATGTTGGATCAACTGGCATGGGCAGTCTCTAGTTGTACGAGACCTTGAACGTCGCAGAGCCTTTGATGATGTCACCGGCAGCACCAGTGATCGTCAGGCCAGTGCAGATGGCAGAGTATCCAGATATGTCAGACGCACCGACGTTTGTCCCTGAGACGCTGATTGGGCAAACTGTCTTCGTTGGAGGGATGGTGCCTCCGATCCAGTCGACCTTCACCTCAATGGCCTTCGACTTGCCAGCCCGCAGGCGGCGGAAACTTCCACTCGCTTGATCGACGCTGGAGATGTCGAACTCGCCCTGAGACCTCGACACAGCAACAGACGTCGCCGTGTAGTTCTTGCTGTCGAACGAGAACGTAATGCCCTGAGCAACGTCGAAAGGCATGGTTAGCCTTTCATTAGTTCTGCG